AACACTCAAGTTGGACTCAGTCGATCCGAAACAGATCATCGGATGCAATCAACTCTGGATCTTCAATACTAAATATCGAACCCTTGGTGTCTATAATGCTATGGGTCCTGCTGGTTTGTCTGTCAAAGGCAGCACTCTTGTAGGCTTTGATGAAAAGACCTCTCAGATCAAGACGCTGCGTAAGCCTGCCGAACAACTTAAGAAGTTGCAAGAGGGTGGCAAGATTGTTCTGAGAAAGTTTATGGACGAAATCAAATGTAAGCCCAAGACTGCAACTGGTCGCATAAATAATGAGACAGTTCTAGTAAGGATCATCAAATAATGACCACTATCGTCCAATTCCCTTCCAATCGTATCGTCCGAGAAGTAGCACCCAACATTGAAGAGATAGAGAAGGCAAAAGAAAAAAGCCTTCAGAAACATGCCGAAACGATTGTTGAAGATTTGATTCTCAACATCATGGATGCACTTGAAAATTATGGTATTGATACAGATGGCGATACTTTTGAACGAGACTTCACATTCGCTGCCGATGGCTTGAGGGCTACTGTATATCGCTCATTTAACATTGAGCATCCTCTTCATTCGTTTATAGATACAAACGTAACGGTAGTTAAGGCTGAAAGCTTTGATGACTTGAAAGAAAAAATCAAGAAAATCATTATTGAAGATGCCGAAGAAGTAGTTGACACAAACGAATAGCTACTATATAATAGTATGCTAAAGGTGATAAATGATACTGATTGATTTGAACCAAGTTCTAATTTCCAATCTCATGCAGCAACTTGGATTTAATTCCAAAATGCAGCTTGATGAGGATCTCATTCGACACATGGTACTAAAGTCTTTGCATTCCTACGCAAAGCAGTTTCGCGCAAAGTATGGACAGATTGTCATTTGCTGTGATAGTAAGAAGTACTGGCGAAGAGATGTTTTTCCATTCTATAAGGCTGGACGTAAGAAAGAACGTGACAGGTCCAATCTTGATTGGAATACAATCTTTGAATGTCTGAACAAGATACGTGATGAGCTAAAAGAGTATTATCCTGGTCGTGTAATTGAGGTTGAAGGTGCTGAGGCCGATGATATCATTGGCACTCTGACTGTTCGATTTGCTCCAAATGAAGAGGTCCTGATTCTATCGTCTGATAAGGATTTCGTTCAGCTTCAAAAATATCCCAACGTGACACAATACAGTCCCATCCTCAAGAGATATATCCAGTCTGATAATCCCCACCAATATATTAAGGAACACATTATCCGCGGTGATCGTGGTGATGGCATTCCTAACTTCCTGTCTCCAGACAATACTTTTGCAGCTGGCTCTAGACAGAAAGTTCTAAATAGTAAGAAGGTGACTGAATGGATTTCTAAGTCTCCAGAAGAGTTCTGTGAGAATGATGTAATGCTGCGTGGATATAAGCGTAATCAGTTGCTTGTTGACCTTGACTACATTCCCGTTGATCTTCGCAATAACATTATGGAAATGTATGACACTGTGAAGATTGGCAACAAACAAAAGCTAATGAACTATTTTATTGAGAAGAGACTAAGAAACATGATCGAAATTTTAGGTGAGTTTTAATGGCCAAAAATATGTACGAAATCTTTGACGAGTTTGAATCCGCAAAGACGAAGCAAGAGAAGATCGAAATCTTGCAAAAGAATAAGAACTTTGCACTAACGAACGTTTTGATGTATGCCTTCGATCCAAATATCCATTTTGTGTTTGACAAGGTACCATATTATAAGGCAGAAGATGTGCCTCCAGGTATGAGCTATTCGTCCATTCATCACGAATTGGATCGGATGTATCTGCTGATAAAGGATCATCCACGCACGTCTCCTAATTTGACAATGCAACGCCGTGAGCAACTTCTTATCCAGATGCTTGAAGCATTAGAACCACGTGAAGCTATCATTCTTATCAATATGATTCTCAAGAACCTTAAGATCAAGGGTCTTGATGCGAAGATTGTTAAGGAAGCTTTTCCAGGCTTACTTCCCGAGTAGTTTACAGTATGATCTATGGTCGAAATATGTTATGTGAGACTTTAACGAGGAACTCATATGTCACGAAAGAGACAAAGATCAAAACTTGCGAAGATAATGCAATCGAATGATGATGCAGCATACTATACAACCATCGAAGACTGTGTTAAATGGTTCAATATCATTAACCGCGAAATCTTCGATGGCACTCTTGCACCCCTTCACGAAATCGACATTCGTTGGAGACGCGGCGCCCACGCATACTATGAATTCTGGCTCGACACAAAAGATCCAGATTACATGTACGGAAAACTGTGCATGAACAAGCGATACAATTCCAAAAAATTTTTTGTAGAAGTCTTAGCACATGAGCTTGTGCACCATTACCAGTTCCATAAGGATCGCAAGGTAACCCATGGTGACACTTTCATGTGCTGGACGGAAACATTCAACAAGAGAGGACTACGTTTAGTAAAGGCTTATTGACATGAAATACACAAAGAAGATGCGAGACTATGATGATGAAGAACAGGCCGAGCGTGAGCTTAAGAAGCGTCGGCCAATCCGCAATTGGACCAAAATGTATAGCGAACATGCGGATGACATAGACGAATATGATGATTTTCATAATCACAGATTAAAGTCTTAACTTACGTAGTTTCACATATATGAGGTCGGTGCATGACAGATATGCAGGGGTTTACCCTTGAAATCCGCCGGTGCCGATCTTATCTATAGTCTATCAGAAACGGAGACTATCGCATGGCTATCGCTTGGACCGAGCAACACAAGGGTTTTTACGATTCCCAGTCAAATTGGGAAGGTGTAACACTTAAGGTTGAGCACGACCGAAACTACCGGATCATGTCCGACGTATGGGGTTCCGCAGACTGGGCCACAGTCTGGGATGAGGCCACAGCGTCTCCCAAGACCATTCTTGTCAATGTATACGATATGAATGGACCCGACTGGAAGCCCATCCAGATCATGGTGGACGCGACCGACAAAATCCGCGAGAAATACAAGCAATGGAAGATCAACCTGGAGTTTAAGGATCTGCTGGAAAAAGCCGAAGATGCGGCAATGCGGATCGAGAAAAATTGTATCGCAAAGGTTGTACGTGGCAAAAGCGGCAAAGGTACTATCGGGAAAGTTGTAGTGAAGATGGATGCAACTTACGGTATGGGCTTTCGCTCTTCCGTTGAACCGAAGCTGGCAATTGCCACCTCTGACGTTAAGGTAAAGAAGGCCTTACGCTCTGGTAAGGTTGCGGAAGTCTATCAGGACGTAGTTTGGGTTTGGGCTCGCAACTGCCAGCGGGTTGATGTCGTCCAGATTGACAAGGAAGCTCTCCTCCAGCAAGCTCAGGAGCGGGTGGTACGTACCCTCGCAGCCTGAGCGACCCGTCTCCAGCCTGCTCCTCCGCGTTCCTAGAGAACCCCAATGAAATCAAGCACTTAGCTCAGAATGAAAACCCAACAAAATCAAGCACTTAGGAAAAAGCAGGTATGTTCTGGATGCATACCTACCATGCAAAAAAACATGGATTCCGCCCTTGAAAAAGTGGGTTGCCGTTCTTATCTATAGTATATGACAATGAGAAAGAGTTCCATGAAGACCTACCGCCCGATCAAGACTGCCCGCGAAAAAGCAAAGTTTCACGCTACGGTTGCAAATCATCCTAATGCTAATATTCGATTGGCTGCCAACTATATCGCTGAGGCTTTTCAAGCGGCTCGCAAGGGAGATGTTTCCGATTTTATGACTTTCATTTCCCTCGCACAAAAGTTTGCTGAGGATGTTGACTTCTGCAACCCCGAAAGGAACCTTCGCTAATGGCCAAGTTTCGCAAGACCATTCCCGTTGACGCTTTGCTTGATTATGCCAACGGTTATCTCGCGGCCGATTATCAGGGCGGCGATGATCCCGCTTCGGTCGCTCGGCGCACAGGCATGATTGATCTGCTCGAAGCGGCTCTGCTCTCGGCTGGCCGATATTGCGGATACTCTTATCTTGATGATAAGGTGATCACCAAGTCCAAGCCCGGTATTCGCTGGGTTGAGGGTCAGGCACCGAAACACACCTTCCATGAAACCGATTGCACTCGACGGAGATATGCATAATGACTGACAAAGTACGGGTATTCGATTACCTAAACGCCCTGCGTGATTCCGGGATCACCAACATGTTTGGTGCCACTCCCTATGTTCAGCGGGTATTTGATATTCCGCGCAAGGAAGCAATGGATCTGTTGGTCGAGTGGATGAAAACCTTTGATGACCGATAATCTGCTTGACTGTATCCACGGAATGTCGTATAATACCTATATTGCCAGTTAACGAAAGGAAATCATTACATGGCTAGAACTAATGGCGTGCCTGCTCACCTTCGTGCCCTTGAGTTGTTCAAAACTCAGGTTACGGTAACTCCAGCCGAACTCGACAAGTTTGTTGGTGCCGGCGCATATGCGTCCAAATACGTTTGCTACCTGAAGAATGACGGTCATGAGATTACCGTCAACAAGCAGGGTCGCACGGTTGTGTCGTATACCTACGTGAGTGAGGGTGATTCGGCTTCTCGCTCTAACAAGTGGGTCGCGCCTGCAAAGCGCGGTGCTGCTCCCGCTGCTCGTAAGCAGAAGGCCACCGTTGTCAAGACTGCAAAGCCTGTTAAGGTGCGCCAGTCGAAGCAGACTGCACCCGCAGCTAAGGCCGCACGAAACGTTCTTCAGGAACGTGCGGATAGGGAAGCAGACGCTATCCTCGCTCAACTTGGAATGAAGGATGCCGGTGAAATCTCGCATGGTTCCTACTCTGTTGATCCTGATTGGGACTCGATGGACGGTATTGATGTGGCCAACTTCCTCAAGTGAGACTAAATATCTCTATAATAATCGGAGAAAAGAAATGCTAAGACGCTCGCTTTTAGCAGGGTTAACGGCCCTGCCTTTTTTTGCTATTGTGGCCAATGCTGCTACAACTCAACGCAATAACGCAACATGGAAGGTGCCTTCGGGCGTCAAAAAGATCCGTGTTCGTTCATGGAATCCAGACGGTAGTGTTGATTTGGATCGTACACTGAATGTTTCACCCAATCAAGTTTTTCGTATTGACGCAATTGAGGATTAAGCTATGAATGAACTAGATTTGCTTATTGGCAAGGTAACATCGCGCGCCTTCGCTATAGGTTTTGGACTTGGTGTTTTGTTTGTACTCTTCGCCGCGATGATAGGTTTTGGACTGCTAAGTCTTATTAATTGAGGACTAAATTATGCAATGGGTATTGATTGTTTTTGTACATGTTGGTATGTGGGGTAATACAGACTCAGTATCATTGACCAATGTGCCGATGGCTTCTCAGGAAGTTTGTGAAGCTGCTGGATCTCAACTTGGTGCTCTTGTTAGTGGTACCAAAAAGGAAATAGCCTACGTTTGTGTGAAGAACCAATAATTATGTAAAGGATTTTATTATGAAAAATAAATCATTAATTGTTGCCAGTTTGTTAACTGCTGTGACAGGTACTGTTATGCTTGGCGCTACGCCTGCCGTAGCGGCTGAGCAGGAATCTATTGAAGATTACTGTGATTACCCTCTTGTGAATCCTCGTTTGCCAGAAGACCCTTGTCTTCACGAAGATCATGGCGGTAACTATACATCGTGAACATTTTCGCAATCGATAAAGATCCAATCCAGTCTGCGATGTGGATGGTGGACAAGCATGTGGTCAAGATGATCCTTGAGACCGCACAACTTTTGTCCACCGCTCATCGCGTTCTTGATGGCGAACAATATATTGACAAGACCAAGACTGGTCGTAATGTCAAGCGTTGGCGTTTGCCTGATGAGCGTGAGCAACACCTATATTCGGCCACGCATGTATCGCATCCTTCGGCTGTGTGGTGCCGCTCATCCAACAACAACTATAACTGGCTCTATTGTCATTTCTTAGGATTGCTGGCCGAATACACTCATCGATATGGCAAGGTACATAAGTGTGATAGCATGAGTGAATGGCTCATGAGAACACCTCATAACATTCGCGTGTTCTATCTAACACCTGTAACACCAGCAATGCCTGACGAATACAAAGTGCCAAACGATTCTGTCGCATCCTATCGCAACTACTATCGTGTGGCTAAGGCAAGGATGCACAAATGGACAAAGCGTGAAACACCGGAGTGGATCAATGACTGACTATGAAACAATACGCAAGGACATCTATGAGAGTTTCCATGACACATTTCATAAACTCTATATATCGGAGTTGAAGGATCAAATCGCTGATAAGGATGAG